AGTGGCTGGCCATACCGAGGGACGCTCACGTCTCGGCTCCTTCTGGGTAGTCGTCGATGGAGATCGGCACGGTTTCGATGTCCCGCAGGCACAGGGGGATGTAGGTGCGGCGCGCGACCTGGGCCGGGGGCGGGGCCGTGTCACACGGCTCCACCCACCAGCCGTCAGGCCACAGCGGCGGCTGCTCGGGGGTCACGGCGCTGCTGCGAGGACGCCGGTCACTGCGGCGAGGACATCGGCGGGCGGGGCCCAGAAGCTGAGCGCGCCCTTGCACGGCACCGGCTCGGCGAGCGCAGTGACGTCGGCGAGCGTCCAGTGATAGGCGTTCTCGAAGCCCCATGGCCCGCAGCACGTGCCGTCGTCGGACCAGTGGCAGCCGGTCACGGTCGCGACGCCCACGACAGCGCCGTACACGCCGAGATGCGGGCCGTACACCTGGGCGTCGCGGTCGAGCTGGGCTCCGGCGTGGATGAGGATGCGGGCGCCCTCGTACTTGGCGGGCAGCTTCCAGGTTCGGTTCTCGACGCGCTTCGTCTGGTGAACGATCGCCCCGGCCCAGGGCTGGCGGACGGTCAGCGCCCGGAGTTCGTCGGCGGGTGTGCTCATCGGGTTCTCCTCTGCGTATGGAAGGCTTGGGCGAGGGACGCCCGCGATACCAGCGCGGGCGTCCCGTCGTCGTTCACGGGGCGGGTGGTCACGCGGCGGGCAGGGTGAGCGCGGACAGGCGCTTGGCTGCGGCTTCGATGTACTGCTCGTTGGCCTCGATGCCGATGGCGCGGCGTCCGGCCTGCCGGGCGGCGTCCAGCGTGCTGCCGGACCCGGCAAACGGGTCCACCACGAGGCCGCGTTCCGGGCAGGCGTAGCGGATCAGCGGATCGAGGATGCCGAGGGGCTTCTCCGTTGGGTGGATCGCGCCGTGGTGCATCGAGCGGACGCGGATAACTGAGGTCATCAGTCGAGTGCCGTTGTCGGTCCAGACGGTTCGCTCCGTGAACTTTCCGAGGTGCTCGGCGCGACTGTCGGGGCTGTATCCGACACGGCTGCGCGGGTCGACTCCGGTAACGGTGCGCGGGGTGTCGTGGTGGATGCTCGCCCACTCGCCCCGGTACCAGTGCGTGGCGTACTCGTGAACGCGGCGGAAGCGGTCGTTGCTGCGGCTGGAACCGTTGTGCTTCTCCCAGACGATGTCCTGCGACAGCTTCCAGTCGGCGAACTCGCGGCTGCGGTCGAGGAACATGCGCATCGAGCCGAAGCACCACATCGACGAGGCGACCGTGGCGGCGAGGGTGGGCCAGCCGTCGGGCCACCGGTCCCACGCCAGGCTCGTCTCGGAGTACGGTGGATCCGCCAAGATCAAATCTGCCTTGGCGTCCAGCGTCGGGAGCACCTCGCGCATGTCGCCGAGGTAGAGCGTCACCTCGTCGTCGGCGTAGTACGGGTCCATCGGGTTCCTCCGGTGGCGTTGGTTGCGGGTGGTCAAGCGGCAGGAACAGCAGCAGCGGGGGCCACGGTCGATCCGGTGGTGCGGAGTCGGCGGTCTGCTGCCGTGTTGGCGTGCCGGCAGGCGTCGCAGGGCTTCTCGCCGTTGCGCCGGTGCTTCTGGTAGCCGCCGCGCGTGCCGCAGACGACCGGCCCGGTGGACCGGGGCGCCTTCTGTTCGCGGGGCTTCGTAGCCTGCTCCCGGCTCGGCTCGACCACCGGGCCGGGCTTCCGCTTCGCCTTGTCGGCACGCTGCTGCGGGGTGAGTCCGCCGCGGACACCGGCACGGTCGGCGGCGGGGGCGAACGCCTCCTCGAGCATTGCCGCGGCGAGGCACGCTTCACGGACCGGGCAGACGGCGCAGAACTTGCGTGCCTTGCGCAGCCCGGCGCCCTCCTCGGCGAGGAACAGGTCGGGGTCGGCCGTGACGCAAGCGGCGCCACGCTGCCAGTCACTGGACATCACCGAGGTCTCCTTCGTGTGGTTGGGTCGGGGGTTGGGGGTGGGGCCGGCGGCGGTCATGCGGCGCGGAGGGCGGCGTGTGCCTGGCGGCGGAACTTGCCGGGCAGGTCGGCGTCGCAGTAGAAGCCGATGGTGAGGTGCAGGCCGTGGTCTTCGACGACCTTCCACACGGCGGTGTCGGTGCAGGCGGGGCGGCCGTCCTGCTCGCGGTGGAAGTTGGTGGTGCAGTCGGCGAAATCGGTGAAGTCGGGCAGCACCCAACCCCGGATGTCGTGGCGGACGATGTGAGTGGGCATGGGGGCTCCTAGGCGGCGCGGAGGCTGGTGTGGGTGTCGGGCTGTTCGTAGGCTTCGGCGGATCGGGTGGTGGCCCAGCGGTGGCCGCAGCGGCAGATGTAGCCGTGGGCGATCTGGTCGCCACGGCGACGCTCCTTCGCGGGCGGTATGCCGGGGGCCAGGCAGCTCGGGCAGGTGTCCGTCACGGCGTTCTCCCCTCACGGCAGTCGGCACACGGTTCGGGCGTCGGCCCGGACGGGGCGGTGCCGCAAGGCCAGGCCCCGGGGCGGCGAATGTGGAAGCAGGGCTTCTCGGGCTCGGCCTTGGGTCGCTGCTTGGGAACCTTCGGGGTGATACCGGCCGCGAGCAGCAGGAGGTTCTTCAGGTCGCCCTGGTCGCGGGCGGCGACGATGTCCTCGTCGGACGGCTCCCAGCTCATGTCTGGGCCATGTCGACGAAGCGGGCGTAGTGGCCCTGGAACGCGGTGGTGATCGTGGCTGTCGGGCCGCCGCGGTGCTTGCCGACGATCAGGTCGGCCTCGCCGGCGCGAGGCGATTCCTTCTCGTAGGCGTCCTCGCGGTGGAGCAGGATGACGATGTCGGCGTCCTGCTCGATCGCCCCCGACTCGCGGAGGTCCGAGACCATGGGCTTCTTCTCGGTGCGCTGCTCGGGTCCACGGTTGAGCTGGGCCAGGACCACGACCGTGATCTGGAACTCCTTGGCGAGGAGCTTCAACTGCCGGGACATCTCGGAGACGGCGACCTGGCGGGACTCGGCACGCGGCGCCTGCATCAGCTGCAGGTAGTCGACGACGACGAGCCGCAGACCGGCGGTGCGGACGAGGTTGCGAACCCGGGCACGGAGGGTCGGCATGGACAGGTTGGCTTCGTCGTTGATGTGCAGCGGCGCGGGCTTGATCTTGGCGGCGGCCCGGGCCAGGCGCTGCGTGTCCGTGGCGCTCCCGCCGACAATGCCCTGCTTGATGTGGTGGAGCGCGACCTGACCTTCGGCGGCGACGATGCTGTTGCCGAGCTCGGCCTCGCCCATCTCCAGCGACTCGAACAGGGTCGGGATGCCGTTCTTGACGGCGGCGGCCCGGGCCAGTCCGAGACCGAACGTCGTCTTGCCCATCGCCGGGCGGGCGCCGACGACGACCATCTGGCCGGGTGCCCAGCCGCCACACAGCAGGCTGTCGAGGTCGATGAACCCGGTCGGGATGCGGTCCTCGTTCGTCGGCGGGGTGACGGCCCGCTCAAGGACGCCGGCGAGAAGGTCACCGACGAGCGTCGTCTCGCCCTCGGATGCAGCGCGGACGACGCCGTCGAGCTCGGTCTGCGCGGCGGCCACGTCCTCATCCGGGTCGAAGGCCGCTGAGTTGCCACGGACGACGGACGCGTGACCGTGGGCGACCATGCGTGCGGCGATGCCCTTCTTCGTGATCCGGTCCGCGTACCAGCCTTCAGAGCCGGGGTGCGCATGGTTGTACAGGTCGGCCAGCTGCTGCTCGCTGAACGGGACGACAGGGATCCGGCCTTCGGCCCGCCACGCCTGCAGTTGCCGGTCGACGGCCAGGTAGCGGATCTCGCCATCGCGGAAGTCGGTGGCCAGGTGTTCGACGGCGAACCACACCCAGCGGTAGCGGTCGTCGGTGAAGTCGGCCGGGTCGAAGCCGCGCATGGGCAGGTCGTCGACGATCGTCGGCCGGGCCATGGCGGTGGCGGCGAGGATCTGCTCGGCTTCGAGGTCGGCCGGCCGGTTAGGCATGAGCGGCTGGTCGTCGAGGGGGGCGTCCCAGATGTCGGTGGTCACGCGGAGATCTCCTTGGTGAGTGAAGTGGCGTAGGGCTCGGTCGTGGTCACGAGTCCTCCAGCGGCAGCTCGCCCTGCTGGCCGGTCTTGGCTGCCGCGACTGCGGCGCAGCGGCGGCACGGCTCGCCGAAGTGGCCAGGCCCGGATCCGAGAGCCCATGCCTTCTGGAACTTGACGTGGTCGGCGAGGGTCCCGTGGGCGGCCATGTCGTCGATCGCCTCGTCGGTCATTAGCGGCTCATCAAGGGGGACGTGGCAGCCGCAGGGGCAACCGGGGTCGCCGCCGATTCCGAGGGCTGCGGTGTGCGCCCAGCAGGCGTGGTGCTTGTGCTGGCGGCAGGCGGGGCAGATGGCCGTCTTCTCGCCGAACGCCACGACGACCTTGCCGGGGCGGAGTTCGGAGGCCTGGGGTCGGTAGCCGCGACTGCGGCCAGCTCCGCGAGTCATGCGGCGACACCGCCCTTGCGGCGGTCGGCGCCTTCGAGGAGAGCCACGCCGCCGCGGCACATCTCCGCCAGGCGGGACGTCACCCGGTCACCGACGATCGGGCTCAGCTCGTTCGGCAGCACATCGCACGTGAGGAGCACCGGCCGGCGGTTCACATACCGGTCGTCGAAGATCTCGAACAGCCGCTCCTGCGTCCACGCCGACGAACGGGCCGCGGCCAGGTCATCGATGAACAGCAGATCCGCCCGCTGCAGGGCGCGAACGATGGCCCTGCCGGAAGTCTCGTGGGCGTCGGGGCGCAGCGCGTCGAACAGAGACGTCGACCGCCACACCTCCACCACGGGCGTGCCGTGGTACTCGCCGCCGAAGTAGGCGTGCACCCACTTCGCGGCGGCCTGCCAGGCGGTGTGGGTCTTGCCGACGCCGATCGGGCCGGCGAGGAACAGGCTGCGGCAGTCGGACCAGCCGGTCGCCCAGTCGAGGGCCTGGCGGTCCATGTCGATCTGCTGCTGGTAGATGGCGGGGATCTTCGCGGCGAACGAGGCGACGGCTGCGTCCCGGCGCTCGATGATCCAGGAGCGCATACCGGTCGGTTCATCCGAACTCGAGTGCACTTCGCTTCTCCTCTTCGGTCATGTGACGGGGTGCGGTCTGCGGACCGGTGGGCTGCTGCTTGCGCTGGCCGGCCGTGGCTTGGCGGCGGAGGGTTTCGTATTTGGCGCGGAGCTTGGCGGGGCTGAGGATGTGCGCCTGCCAGAAGTCGTCGGCGTGGGCCCAGTCGATGGCGGCAACGGCTTGCTCGACCGTGATGCCGTCGCGGTCGAGCAGCAGCCGGGCGTCGTTGCGCCACTTCGCGGAGATGGCTGGCCTCTTGCTGCCGCTCTTCTCGAGCACGTCGGCGAGGTGTCGGCATACGCGCTCGACGTCGGTCCGGGGAGGGGCGTCCTCGGGCTCCGCAGGAGTTCGAGAAGTCTTTTGTTCTTCTTCTGTCTCTGTCTCTGTCTCTGGTTCGTTTTTGCTTCGCGCTTGCTTCGCTTTTGCTGAAGCACTTGCTTCGCGGTTTGCTTCGGCTCCGGACGCGGCGCGGCGGGACTCGCCGGACCGCTTGCCACCGCGCTGACCTGCGGCTGCGCGCTTGGCTCGGAGGTCTGCGACCTCTGCCGCCGAGCGCTGGTGCTCGAGGTAGTCGTGGATGACGTAGGTGTCGGCGCCTGCTTCGGGGCAGTGCGGGCAGTCGTGTTCGCCTTCGTGCCACAAGCCGACGCGCACCAAGGCCGAAGCACTTGCTTCGGGTTTGCTTCCGTCGGTCAGGCGGGGCACGAGACGGCTCGGGATGACGCCATCGGTGAGTTGCCGGGAGGCGTAGGCGAGACCGCAGATGTACAGCCAGCCGGCTTCGCCGCCCGCTTCGATGATCTTCGGGTGGTCCGGGAGACCGTCGTGCACCTTGACGTAGGTGCGCTTGTCCTTCTCGGCCATGGGGCTTCCTTCTGCGGGGTGTGGATGGGGATCAGGGTGCGTGGAACCAGGCCGTTATGGCGGCCCGTTCGAGCGGTCTGCCGATCCCTCGGCACGCTTCGACTGTACCTCAGGGTGTATAGGCACAAGCAATACATCAGCAACACGCATCGGGAGGCAGGGGTGCCTAGTCAGTGAGGGGTCAGCTACTCTGTCGCCATGACGACGAGAGGGACGCCCGGCCGCATGGTCCGCATCGATGACGAGATGTGGGAGGCCTACGGTCAGCTGTGCACCGAAGAGGGGACGTCGCGCGCTGACGACATGCGCCGGCACGTTCACTCGCGCGTCAACGCCTGGCGGAAGAAGCAGGCCATCCAGCGTCGGCTGGACCGCAACGCTGCTGACTCCGAGTCCTGACACGTCCCCTCCTCTCCTCCTTGGCCCCGCTGTGCGGGGCCTTTGTCGTGCGCTCAGGCGCCTGTGGTGTTGCCGGGCTGGTGATCGGCGCATCTCCAGCCGCAGGGGTAGAGCCGGGCCGTCTTGCCGCAGCGGGGCCGGCCGGTGTCGCATTCGCCGGGCACGATCGGCTTGAGCACGGGCGGCTCGACGGCGATGCGCTTCGGTTTGTCACTCATGCCGCGGCCTCGAGTCGGTCGGCGGCCTCGCGTTTTGTGCGCGCGCGGCGCTTCCCCTTCTCGCAGCGGCTACACCGCCGCTCGACGCCGCCGCGACGCTCAATCTCGATGTCGTATTCGTGGCGCTTCGGGCAGTGGGTCTTGCGGCCGTTACGGGCCGTCGGGCTCTGGCCGCGGGCGTTGTTGACGACCCTCGTGACTGGCTCGAGGTGATCCGGGTTGCAGCAGGCGCGGATCCGGCAGAGGTGGTCGATCTCCGTGCCCGGAGGGATGGGACCGACGAGGAGCTCGTAGACCACTCGGTGCACGCGGCGACTCTGGCCCTCGCGACGCACGTTGCCGTAGCCGTTGGTTATTCCGCCGACCCACAACCAGCAGAAGCCAGTAGGGACGATGCGAGACCAAAGCCGCACGTCGTCATGCTGGTACCGCTCAGGCGTTCCGGCCGTAGGTGATCCGTGGCGCCTAAGGCGGAGGTAGTGCCTGTTGCAGAGGCCCTTCGCTTTTACAGCGCGGTCGCAGTGCGAGACTGAGCAATTCACGCCGCCACCTCCACCGCGTACTCGGGGTGGTCACGGAAGGCGTGGTCGATGTAGGCCTTGCTGATGCCGAGGCGGTCGGCAGCGGCAGCCCGGTCGAGTCCGCTGAATCGCATCAGTTCATTCGCGTCGTTGGCGACGATCTCTCGCCGGGTGACGCCATACATGGGCTCGAACTCGGGGTCGTCGATGACGTCCATCCGCTCGTCCCAGTACTTCGGGGGCGGCCATCGGCGGCTCGTGGCCATGTTGCGGGCGCGCTTGGCCTGGCCCTTGTCGACTCCGTGACGTTCCGGCTTGAGGTTGCGCAGCTGCTCGTAAGCCGTGGTGACCTTCGCGGCCGTGCTGGCGAAGACTCGGGAGCGCCGGGCGAAGTCACTCATGTTGTGCGGTCCGAGTCCGGCGTGGAGGGCGATGCTCCGCAGCGGCCAGCCGACGGCGACGAGGGCCTGGAGTCGGCGGACGGTCCCGGTTGAATCGATACGGCGCGCGACGCTGTTGTCTACGGTGACCGCAAGGATCTTTGCTGCTGTGTCAGGGGTGGTGCGCTGCTTGCGTCCGCGGCCCTTTTTGGCTCTGGGGCGGATGAACTCGAGCACTGACTGGATCGGCAGGCCCGTGGTGACGGCGATGCTGCCAGGGCCAACGCCGGCGTCCCCGAGGTCGAGGATGTGCTGGCGGACGGGTGCGGCGTCGACGAGCGCATTCCAGGTGCCGTCTCGGTGGGCGCGGAGTCGCTCGAGGTTTCGGGTGTTGTACCGCTCGACGCATTCGGGGAGGCGGCAGCGGTAGTCGGTGTAGCAGGTGAGGGTTCGGTGATGCGGGGGCTGGCGACCGGCGGTGGTCACGGCTTCTCCTTCCGGCTGGCTGTGGCGATGAGTTCGGCGTCGATTCGGAGGTCGCTGTACGGGGATCCGGGCTGGGTGTCGATGCGGGGTGGTGCGAGGCGCCAGGCCCGGTAGGCGGCGATGTCGCGGAAGAGGCGGGCCCGGCGGCGGGCTCGGCGTTCGGCCAGTCGCCGCAGCAGCCAGCGGGTGGCGAGGCCGACGAGGAGCAGGTAGGTGGCGGCGGCGAAGTAGTCGAAGGCGGTCACGCGGCTGCCTCCCGCTTCTCCTGGTTCCGATTGCGGCGCCGGAGGTTGTAGACGGCCGACTCGCCCTTGCGGACGGAGCCCCGCAC